CTTCGGCGGAATCCCACGGACGCATCTTGTTGTCGTGCTTCTTTGAATACTCGCACACGCTCTCTTGGCTCCAGTGGGTATCTGCAATAACAAAAGTTCTAATAGCCATTCACATACTCTACCATTCATGATGTTTTTTCACAACACATTAGATAAATTTATCCACCACCACACAACGCTATTTTGTATTTTAGGGGGTCCCTGTAAAATGCGAAAACGGATAAACGGCCCTGTAATCCCTACCATGTACGCTAAAACGGCAAGAATACGGTAGTGGAGAACAACAACTACGACACGAGAGTCATACACGCTCGCCGCACACACGACTTAAATACCACGCCAGACCCCATGCGGTTTAGATAAATCTTTCTGATGATGAGGGAACCTCAAAAACCTGTACTGGTCCCCCCACGCGCGCCCTATGTGTCCAGAAAAAGCCCCGAGATGTGGGTTACGGACAGTGACCGCCAGCCACTCAGTGTGGTTGTCCACAGGCTGTGTATAAGGGTGTGGACAAAGTTATCCACAGGCTGTGAACAAGTCTGTGGATAAAGTCAAGCCAACGACAGTGGCATAACGATACCTGCTCACGAGGTCAAAAAATAGTTTCACCTAATACTTGACAAACGATTACAGATGTGCTAAGAGTGATTCGTAATCGCAACCGCACACGCTCGTATGGCACTGCTCACGACACAAACAAAAACACACACACAAACAAATACACACACAATCACTAGTCATTCGTAACACCTTCATACACTATCGTGATAGGTGTTCTACAATAAGTCAATGCCTTTCTCGTATGAAATCAATCCTGATGAATCAAGTCGTATGCGTCGTCGTTCGTCAAGAGATAACGACAAAGGCGTACAGTACAAAGCACTAGGCGCAAACATTGGTTCACTAGCAAGAGGCGCAGCGGTTTATGACCCGAACGCTGAAGACGGCGACGGTGACGGTCTCGTACAAGACTCAACTCCGTTTGAGAGACCAGCAGTATTATCTAACATTGCCTCAACAATTAGAGGAGGACTCGCAAGCGCAGGAGGTGCCACGGGTATCTTTTCTAATGGCAAGTCACAACTAGTAGGTCTTAGTAATAGAGAAGTAGCAGAGCGTGTCGTGCCTGATACTCCAATCGCATTCACAGAGCAACGCCTACAACACAGTAGAGGACAACTGCGAATTGATGACCTCTATGATGCCGTATCGTTTGACGCTGATGATGTTGAAGAACTGCGTCAGATAGTTGAGAAAATGCTAGATGACCGCCCTGCCTTACGGGCTTCGTGGGACAGGTTTGGTGCGCCACCAATAGCAATGGTTACAGGTGACAATAGTTTCTCAGGTATCTTTATGACCGACTCAATACTTATTGACTCAAAATCTACAAACAAGAAACTGTCAAAGTTGATTGGCGCAGTAGGTGGCAATAGGTTTATGAACACTATGAACGCACTGCCTATCAGGGGAGTCAAGCGGTGGGTCACAGGTGAAAGCGCAGAGGATACGGTAACGCACGAATGGGGACACTACCTACATAGGCTCACATCGGACTATCACCCCAACGCAGAGACAAGACAGATAGCAAGCCTTCTGTATGGCGACTCGTGGTCTTACCTTACGCCACAATGGCAAACAGAGGAGTCGCTTCGTACAGGTGGTCTGCGAGACTTTTACAGATACTTCGCAGACGCTTCTATTAGTGATGACAAGATAGACCCACCAACTGATGACATACCGTTTGTCAAGACAGGTTATGGCACGACCTCACCCGTTGAGTTTGTAGGAGAGTCAATCGCCGCCTACTTCTCTCCAAACAAAAAGACTAGAGAACTACTGAATACAGCAGGCGCTGAAATGGTGGAGAGCGTATTCTTAGGCGTTCGCAGTGGCGGTCTAGCGTCGTCTAGTGGAAATCGCCAGAGCACCACGGGTAGTGGTATGAGAGGGCTTGAGCCAGCAGAAATGGCGAGCCTTATTGTGCCGTCAAACATAGCGGAAGCAATGCTTGCGTTAGAAGAACACCAAGCACTTATGGCATTTGATGATGACGACAAGAGCGTTAGACCAGACGCAATAAAGAGTGTCATAAAAGACGGCGTTGAGGCGCTTGACTTTTCTCCAGTAATTGTGGAAGAAATGCGCCAAGCACTCACGGGTGCTCTCGCAAACAACCGACTATTTAGAGAAGCAGTAGAGCGTCACGGATTTCCACCGCTACTGATTACCAAGCGTGGTGCCGAATGGGACGACGGCGACAACACTAACGCAGTGTCAATGATAGAAGGCTTCCCAGCAATCATTGTGAACCAAGATGTTCGTCAAGAACTTGTCGCAGGCAGAATTACAAACGCCGTAGAACCTAACTCTCCTAAACTAAAAAACACCGAACAGTTTATGATGTCCACTCGTGAAGATGCGTTACTTGCTCACGAATGGGGGCACTACATAAATAGACTCGCAATAACCAATCACCCAGACCCAGAAGTAAGAAGGCTTGCTACATTCTGGTTTTCAAACACTTGGGAACACGACGCAGGTCTCACGGGTGTATGGAAAGTTCTCGGCGACTTAGGCGTAGATGTCGGAAAAGATAAGTTCACAAGTCGCCTAATCGGCGCAAAAAAGTTTGGCAAAAGAGTCGCAGACGGCAAACAACAAAGATGGAACGGCTATCCACACGCAATGACTCAATACGGTCAAACAATGCCAGCAGAAGCGTTCGCAGAGGGCGTTTCGGGCATACTTATTAACGACGCAAGTTTCAGAGACAAAGTTAGCCCTGCCTTACGGGAGGACATTTTTGACATTATCGGTAAGCCGTACTCGTATGAGCGTGATATCGCAGGTGGCATAGACGAGTCACGGGCAGGCTTGGCGTCATTCTCTATTCCACGAGACAGTTCGGGCGACAGAATAATACCGAACTTGTTTAGCGCAGAATCAGAGTTGAGCCCAATAGGTGGTCGTGATTATCTGAAAGACGCAACAAATGATGAGATTTCAGACATTCTTTCCGTAAGAAGCGAGACTGATGCCTTCAATCTTTTCTTGATGAACCTTCTTTACGGTCAAGACGCTTCGCAATTCACGCCTACTCAACTTGCTGTATTGAAAGATATTTTTGAAGAACAATTTCTTGGATATGGTTCTCCTAATGGTATGTTGTTTCCTGATTTTTCACCAAAAGGTGTTGACAGGGTAAGAGAGTATTTGAAAAGAGCGTTAGACGCATCTCCATTATTCGCTTGGCAAATCAGAACATTTGGTTCTTCGGGTTTCATTGGCACAGACCCTGATGCTATTGAGCAAGCACGGGAGTTAGAAAAATTACTAGGTCCTACCGTTTTGTCACCCCTTGTTAGGAGTGGTGAAACTGGTGGGTGGTCAATGGGTCCTTTCGGAATATTTTTAAACTTTGATTCAAGCCCGTTTAGGAGTCCTTCACAATCAGGAGAAGTAAGTCCATATCTTTCAATGTTTGAAACTGCTGACAATCGCATTGCTTATGGTGTACCAGAGCCAGGTAGCACTCCGTATTTGCTCAATGTTGATTTGTCACCAGAAGGAATTATTCATCACGAATGGGCTCACTCTTTCTGGAGTCGGGTGGTCGGACTTTCTTACGCAAAGAAAAGTGGAGTTCTTGGAAGTAGAGCCGACAGAATGTCGTATCTATTTCCTGGTAACCCAGAAGCAATGAATATTGGAAAGTTTATTAAAGATTCCTTTGATAAAACATCTTTTATTCCTTACTCATCAGCAAAAAGTTCTGGTTACATCATTGCTAACGCAAAAAAACAAGTTCAACGCACACTAGGTGATAAGGCAGCCCAAGACTTTGAAGATATGATGAATACCTACACCGCTACGCTTATAGATAGAAGCAGTGGTCGTGATAGGTGGAGACCAAGTTTCGGTGATGACCTTCTTGAAGAAATAAATACTCTTTATCCGTTTTTAACAAGCGACCTATTGCCTTTGCTTCGTGTTCAGTACGGAAACTTCAACCGTCAGGAACAATTTGCGGAACTAAATGTACTTTTTACAACACCAAATCAAAACATAAGAGCGCAGTATCTAACACCAGAACTTGAACACGCAATGGCATATGTTTTCGGGTTGAAATCAAGTCCTGATATTTCTCCGTACCAAAAGCCGTGGGAAGCAAGACAAGGACTCGCTTCAAGTAGCGCAAAGAAACAAATAGCGATATCTAGTGTTGATAAGAGAGTTTCTTCTCATAAAGACTCATTCCCGAAGGCTCAGCGGGCTCACTCGCAAAAAGATTCAGTGTATGTACGAGACGGACTAACCACAGCAACAATTGGCGACTACACATTCTCAATGAACGAAAAACCTTTGGCTATGGATAAGGTTTACGAACAATGGGTTGATGGGGTAGAAAACTGGAGAATGCGTTTTATTTCAAGTCAAATAATGGGCATTGATGGCATTGACAGAGAAGATAGGGACAACTCTTACGGGTCGGATACGAACCAATACCTGCTTTCGGGTTCAGTAAACAGCGCAAACGAACAATCAAAAGAAGAAGTACAACGCTCTACTATGTTCACCATTTCCGCAATGAAGGAAATCGCAGAGGGCGGATACTCCTCTGACGCACCACTGTATCGTTCGGTGAGAAATGTTGACACGGGTTCTGGTTTATTTGAACCACAAATTGGTTCTGTAATCTCAATGCCGTTAACCTCATTTAGTCCTAACTACGACGACATTGTAAAATACTCAAAAACCGATGATTTAGTTTCTTTACCAGACGCTATTTCATCAGGTCTGTCATCTACCAAGAAAAATGTCGTACTTAAACTGCGTGAAGGTGTTGCTGTAGCAAACGCACCCGTGACCAAGCCAGCCAAAGACAGAGACGGAAGAATAGTAGATATGCCGATTGAGGCATTGACTGCGGGTGAATTCACCGTCAAGAGCGTCAAGACCAAAAACGGTCTAGAAGTTATTGAATTGGAACAATCACGGGTTATCCACCCAACATTGGGTTCAAGTTTTGATGGTAGTGACGCTCTGGTGAGAAAGAACAAACGCAACGCCGTACTAACAGCCAATATGACGGAGTCGCTAAACAGCGTGAAACAAGCCCGTCAAAACCTTGAGCAAGCCACTACATATGGCGAAAAGACTAGAGCAATTGACGATATTGCTTTTGAGACACACAGATATTCATCAATCACACGCCAACTTCGTTCAGACAATGACGCAATAGACAAGTTTGACATTCCGACAAGAATTGGTGGTCTTGCTTCGTCTTCACGGATAGAAGATAGAGCAAAGCGTCACGAGGTCTCATTGGAAGCATTTAATGATGAAAGTATGGATAATGACGACATTGAATGGTCAACAAACGAGTGGTCTTTGTCAAAAACCGACAAGGTTATGGCTGGCGATGTAGTTGTTGTACGCACACGCAATGACGGAAAGAAAGAAATCCTCACTATTGAGCGCAAAAGAGGACCATTCCGTGGCGCACTATCATTACCTGGCGGTCTACAAGACGAAAACGAAGACCTCTACGACACAGCGGAACGAGAGATGCTTGAAGAAGTAAATATCTCACCAACAGACGCAACCGACAGAAGAATACTCGGACAGATAGACGCTAGAGACTGGGACCCTCGCTTCGTAGAGGGTGGTCGTGTTGCGGGTATTCGTTTTGACATAAGTGACGAACAATCAAGTGTTGTACGGGCAGGCGACGACGCCAGCCAATTCAACTGGATTGATGTTGAGGAACTCTCAAGGGGTGAATACCCAATAGCATTCGGGCACGCATCTTGGCTTGCGGAGTCGTTTGCTGACGACCCAGTATTGGGTCCGCGTTTTGCTGTGCTCGCAGAAGCATCACGGGTTCGCAATCAACGCTTAATTAAGAAGATTGACGCTAAGCGCAAAGAGATGGGCGCAAAAGAGTTCGGTGAAATGCCAAACCCGTCAGAACCATACAGAACAACAACAGAAGGTATTCGCACTGGTCTTGTGAGTGCCTCTAGTTTTGATAGAAACATAGATATCCCCCTAGAAATTAGAGACGATTTCATGAAGTTGGTTAACGAGAGTAGGGATTACCTGCTCGTTAACCCAATCAGAGATGATGTTTACGGTCAGACAATTGATTTGCCGTGGATAGACGACTTCCTTGAGCGGTCAAAGCAACTACCAGTCAAGATGAACCACATGGAATTAGTTGGTGTCTACAAGGCATTCACACAAATAGTAGACGAGCACCTGAACAGAGATGTTGATGCGGGTACTGCGTTTGCTCGCAGAACAGCGATACAAAACCTTCGCAACCTGATGAAGAGCGGTGACGAGCACCATGTCCGTCGCTACACGGTTGGTGGCAAGCCGTCATGGGGCGCTTACCGTGGTCGTGACTATCTCGGTGACTACCCAACAGAAGAACTAGCCAACCAAGCAGTTCGTCGTTCAATGGATGAGCGTTCAATGCCAGGTCTTGCGTCAACAAGTGCCCCAATGCGAAGAAGCGACTCAGATATTCCAGAAAGAGCGAAAACAAAATTGCGTGCCTCTATTGCTAGTAAGCAGGAAGAAATTGATGCGCTTGAAGACCTTAACAACAGACTCCGTTCAGCAGGGGCTGAATTTGAGGAGACAGGTAACTGGGAAGGTCAAAAGTGGAACATACGCATAGATATGAATGGCAACCACCCGCCAACCACATACACAAGAGAAGAACTTGAAGCAAGCCTTGAAGAAGGTCAAACATTTGAGCAATTAAAGCAGAAACTTATAAATGATATTAACTCTGCTGGCTTTACAAGAAAATCACAGATTGAAGAAGCAGAGAGAGAACTAGACACTCTGAAACAAAAACTTGATTTCCTTGAAAAAAGAGAGCAAAACAATAACAGTTTCTCAATTGATGAACTTCTCGCTGACGAAGAATTAGCAGACGAACTTCGCAGAAGACACGCACTGATTAAGTCAATGACCGCAAATGAGCGTGACGCCATATATAAAGATGACGAAGGTTACATATATGTTCTCCACTGGGGCGCAAGTAACTTGGTTGGTGGGCAACTAGACCCCGCTCGTTCACGAGGACAGTTAGGAGCAGTAGCCGCTGGTAATACTCGTCGGGTAAATGAAGAGACAGCAAGATTTATAGTAGGCAAGCGTAACGACGCAAGAAGAGACCTATCTATTTTAGAAGAAATGAAACTACAGGCTGAACGAGATGGTGTTATTGACTTTGAAGCGATAGGTAGAAGCGACCCCCAAAACCCGTGGAGAGGAGGAAGAGCAAGACTCCTATTCGGAGTCTCTCGCCGTGACGGTGATGTCCCGACAGCAACTGCCGACGCATACAAAATCAGCATGATTAATAATCAAATAGACTCTGAAAACAAAATTCTTTCTAGGCTGGACAAGATAGCCGACCAGTTGATTGCTGACGACTATCAGTACACCAGTACATATAGAGCCTCCATGTCCCAAGAGTTGTTCAGTTCATACGGAGGAAGATACGCAGAAGAGGACTCAGAACAATGGGGAGACAATCTTGCCAAATCTCCGTTTACTGGTATTCACTTGTTTAGGGTAAAAATAGGCGAAGACGCTATGGAAGAGAACTCTATTGGCGAGACACACCTTGTTGGTAAACACACACCTATCGCCTCCTTGATTGCCGACAACAATGATAAAAGAACCAATCCTGCCAGCGACACATGGGCTGGATGGGTAGACATTGTTATTGAACAGGACAAGGAGCGCCGTCGTGGCGGTCTTGCTTCTACGAGATTGACACCACAGCAGTCCCGTGTCGTCGGCAATGTTCAGAATCAAGTTTCCGACATAGTTCAACGCAATGGTCTGGCTTCTAGAACAGGTCTGGCTTCCAGAACTGACAGAATAAATCCAATCAGTGTTGACACAGAATCAATCGTTAAAGAACTGGAACTTACAGATAACGAAAGAAGCATTCTTGAGTCAATACTTCCTAGTGACATAATCGGAACTCTTTCCAAGATGGGAATTGACTTTCAAGAAGTTGATTTACTCCCTGCGCTATCCAACGATAGAGAACGCTTGCTTAATTCTATTCGTGTAGCAGTCGGAGAAGATGGTATTCCATACGCCTATGCAGAACCACATCCACTTTTAGTGAAAGAGGGAGACTCTGATACCGATTGGTCATCTGTGTCTAGACCAAGTGGTGAACAGTTAGAACAAATCCGTGAGGTATATAAGAAGTTAACAGAAAAAATTAAAAAGTCTGGTTTATCTGAATACTGGAGAAATAGGTCAGAACAACAACAGTATGATGTTAGATTTTCTCAAACAGTCAGAGACTCAGACTCGTTCTCTGCATGGTCGCTCAATTTGCTTAATAAAATAGCAAAAGATAATTCTCCCAGCGATGGTTATAAGCCAGCCAGTGTAACTAGAAGTGACGGAAATAGCACATACATATTTATGTGGCTAAACGCATTACAAAACCTCAATCAAGTAAGTCAGTTTTCGGGAGTTGACGAGTTCCTAGACGCTCATGATGTTTGGGGCCATGTTGGGACTGGTAGAGGGTTTGACAGACACGGCGAATGGGCGAATATGCTCTTTATGTTTTCTCTTATGGATAGATGGGCACAAGAAAACGACATATCTAAAGAAAAATTAAATAGAGTTAAACTTTCTTGGTACCAAAATCTTGAAGCAAGCAGAATCAAAGGTGAATTTACCCCCACTCGTGAAGAGTTCATGGAGCAGGACCCAGATAATTGGTACATACTTGAAAGTATTTCCAGCGGCATCATTTATGAAGATGACGATGTTGTTGCTGAATTAGTATCTCTCATTGAGAAGCGAAACACATCAAAACCAAACTCCGATGTATCCTACAACGATTCAACCAATGCTCAAAGAGAATTCATAGCAACAAACGATATCGTGAGAGCATCAATTACTGGTGGTCTTGCTTCTTCATCTAGACAACTTCAGCCGACGGATAGCCCCGAAGAAGCCAAAGCCACTGGTCGCCCATTGTCTATCCTGCGCCCAGGAACAATGCCACCGAAGACACAGGTAGAGTACGACAGGATTGTAAATTCTCGTGCTGAAAAAATGAAAGAAGCATCAGCGTTTAGAGAAGAAAATAAAGACCTACTAGACGAAGCAGACAGACGGGCTAGGTTAAATATTCCGTTGACAGATGAAATTCGTGAAGCAAATAAAAAATTTTATGAATTGGCTAATCAGGTAATGGGTCAAGGAGAGAGGAATACATATGATGAACTTCAATTCGCTATGAATAGTGAATTTATTTCTGCTGGTCTTAGCCCTGATGATGTAGATATTGTTACTGAAGGAATAATTCAACACCTTAGAGACAGACGCGTTTATGATTACCAAATACTTACAAGACCAGAAATCTGGAGTTCTGAAGGTAGACTTAAGAATTCAGAAAGAGCGCTTGACAAATCAGATATAGCAATTGCCTTCCCGATTGAACTTCTTGACAAGTTAATAGAAGACGGGAGATTTAAAACACAATTTGAAACAAGGTCTTCTCGTGGCACTCTTCATCCATCAGGAAGAATGCAAACAGATGTTGCACACTTTGGTTATCACCCAAGCACTGCACCAGAGATGCGCCCCGTTTATGGCTATCTGAGCGAAGGCGGGTTTCTTGATGAAAGAAGACTTAAAGACATACAGCAGTATGGTGAAATTCAGTTTGTTCTCAAGAGAGATACACATTCACGCTCAACATACACAACACATGACAGTCTCTCAACAGGATTGATTCCGTCTCCTATGGGTGTTCCTAGCGTTGATGCATCTGCTGAGCCAGGAGCAACACTGTATGCAGAAGCACAGATACACGGAGGCGTTAGCCTTGGTGATGTTGACTATGTGGTAGTCAATGTAGGTGAACAAAATGACTGGGACTGGGAACAGAGCAATGTGATTTCAGAAGAAGATTTTGAGTCAATTAGTGGAAGGCTTGCAAGAGTAGGAATACGGGTTGTTCCAATAAGAGAAGGAGAAATTATTGATACATGGAACGGTGGTAATGTTTTACCAGAAGAAGAAATTGAAGCAGTAGTATGAGAAAAGAACTAATAGCAGTTCGTGGTAGTGACAAACTCTTCTACACCCATGACGAAGAAGAAAATGGCAAAAAAACACGAATTGGCTACATTATTAAGGGAAATTCAAACGACAAACTTTATGTTGAAGTTGATGTTGTTCTCTCTCGTGGTTATTGGGAAGAACCACCAAAACAAGAAAGAGAAGTCAGAGGCAAGACTCTTGAATGGGTCAATGTGTCCACGAAGTCGTTCATTAATGAGGCCCCGTCATTTGATATCAAGTCACTAAAGTACACAAAGCCAGAGTTGCGTGAGCGCATTAAGAATAGAATTATGGCTGGCAGTAAGGGTGGTAAGCCAGGTCAGTGGTCTGCTCGCAAAGCACAGTTGGTAGCATTGGAGTATCGCAAAGCGGGCGGTGGCTACAGAGGCGGTGTTCGCAAAACACAGCGTTCACTAAAGAAGTGGACAAGAGAGAAGTGGAGAACTTCAGATGGTAAACCAGCGATTCGTAAAGGTGGCACTCGTCGCTATCTTCCCTCTTCTGCTTGGAGTCGTCTTACACCAGCGCAGAGGGCAGCGACGAATCGTAAGAAAATCACGGGAAGTCGGGCAGGCAATCAGTTTGTTGCAAATACACGAAGTGCAGCGAATGCTTCCCGTAGAGCCAGAAACTAATCAGCGTCTACGAAGCGACGAGCCCCGAGAATTTTGACGGCGAGTTTCAAGCCACGAATTTTAGAAGTCATCTCAAAGATGTGGCGTTCGTGAACTTTTGATGCTTTTGCTAGTTTTAGAATGAAGTAGTTTAAAACCAACATCCATACACAAATCACCGCAATAAGTATCTCTACCATAACTACCACTTTCCAATCGGGCAAGATTCCTGCTCAAACTTTACCTTAGTAAGCAAGAGGCAACCGCAAACCTTGCATGTCTTGCGCCATTTTCTCATATGGGGACACTTTTTGCAAATTGCATACCTGCGAGCCGTCACAGCGACAGATACCTGTACGGGCGCATTCACCGAAGTCTAGTCCCACAGGCTAGACAAAATTCAGACCACGGGTAGTATCTACGACTACTGATTGGGTGTGAACAATCAATTACATCCTGAACTTTAGCGTTGACCGTATCTCTAATCATTTGAGAAACGGTTACGCCCATCTTTTCTGCGGCTTCCTTCCATCTCTCTCTGTCTTTCTCTGTAAGACGGATGAGTATGTTCTTTCCAGCGGGGCCATCCTCAGGAGAAATCTCATGAGCAATAGCCTTATCGGCAGATTGCGCCTCTCGTTCAATAGCCGATACTAAATTGTCAAATTCTTGTTCGTCACTCATCTTCAACCACTTCCGCTTCCTGAATTGGTGCTTCACCGAGGATACCAGCAACCGCAGATGGAGGCAATACGCCAGATGCGCCCATGAGTTCCAAAAGTTTTCTGGCTTCTGTTTCTGGGTCAAAAGCATCAATGGCGGCAGCCTTGTTTGCTTCACCAGCGAGACTCGCCTTGACTGTTTCGCTACCACGAACATCCATCTGTACATTGATGTTTGTTGCCTCCATGCCGAGCAACTTTGTGCGCCTGTCCATAATGGACAAAACCTGCTGAATAGCCTTCAGGTCTGGTTCTACGGCCACCTCAGTCCCGTCATCCATCTTGACCTTGCGATGCTGTGTTAGGGGCCAAATAGCCGCTTGTAGGTTGTCTAGGCGTTCCAGTTCCATACGGAGAACTTCAGGATAAGCCATCAGTGCTTCCTTGTTGAGTTTCTCCAACTGTCTTTGTACCGCTCTGTTCACAGACGCAGACGAGATGTCAAACCTTCTAGCAATCTCGGCTACAGAAACGCCAGCCTGACGCATCTTGAAAATACGCAAGTCTCTTTCGGCAAGGTACTCTTTAGTCATTACCTTGTTACTGCGTTGTTCGCTCATTTATTTACCTTAGCGTACTCAATGACCTCAAAAGGGAATAATTTCCCTCTCCTAATTCTAGTAGGCCAAGGCCTATCGTCACGAGCACCTCGGAAATGCTTGACATCATATGTGTAGGCAGTTCCTGAAGAAATGTCGGGTGTAAGGGAGATGCCGAACTCTGGCCAACGGGACCACACAGCGGAGCCGAACGGGCGCAATTGACGATTGGTCATACTTTCTCCCAATGGAGCGTGGTGTTCCAGCCACAATGCACATTTGTATGTATCTCGCACATAGTCAAGATACTTAGCAACCTCAATAGCAACTGCTTCTGCCGTGCGACCACCTGGGTCTACGAACGCTTTGTACAGCGGACCCATAACGAGAAGTTCGGGTTTTGCTTCCTCAATTGCTTGCTCTAATGCCTGTCTATCTTCAGGCTTCATCAAGTCAAACCCTGATGGTTTTACAAGAAGTTCTGCTGTCGGCGAGTTCGTGTAGCCCCGCCCCATCGCAGCACCGTAGATGCTTCGTGATGTACGGCGAATAATGCGTTCAGGGTTTTCCAAGTCAATCGTCAGCGTTCTGATTTGTTTCATTCGCTGATAAGTGAACGGGTGTACTCCGCAACCCGAGAGTATGGCAATCTGTCTAGCAAGCATTGTCTTTCCAACGCCTTCAGCCGCCACAACAATAACACGCTCAGTGCGCTCAATCAAATCATCAATAACCCAATCATATGAGTCATCACTACTTTCTTTAACAAACGAGTCCCAACTAACGAGTCTGCCAAAATCCATCGGCTTCTCACGACCAACTGATAACGCAATGTCGTGTGCTTTTGTGACAATCTGCTGAGGACTGAGGTCGTTGCGTAAAAGCAACTGTTCCAGTTTGAGTCTCGCTTCACTGAAAGGATTGACTACGGGTTCCTGTACCGCCACCTGCGGGGCAGGTGTGGCGAAGTCTTCAATAACCAACAAATCATCAAGGTCTCCGTCAATAGCGAGGAAATCGGTTATATCTTTGCACTGTGGTGTGCGCCAAGCAGACACATCGCATCCTGCTTTAGCAAGTTCTTCTGTTACGACCTTTGCGTGGGCAATTCCTGGTTCGTCATTGTCTGCGACCACAACAATTGTTCCACCTGCGAGTGTATTGGTGTGTATTTCCAGCCACTTCCCAGCCCCGCCTGGCATTGTGGTTGCGATAATGCCCATCTCAGTGAGAGTGTCAGCATCTTTCTCGCCCTCAACAATCCAAATCGGGTATCCCTCTCGGATTCCCTTAATTACCGTTGGAAGGTTGTATAAAACTTTTGGCGTATCGCCCAGTGAGTACTCCCAGCCACCACGACCGTCTGGTTTGCGTTGGCGAAATGTCTTCTTGCCAGCACTATCCACATAACGCAATTTCTGAAATAAGAGATTGCCTTCTTCATCAGTATAGTCATATGACTTAACGAGTTCAAGTTTTTCTTTAGTGCGCTTCTGAGGTGGGAACAATGCGGCTTGTGTAACACCCATTGCTTCGCAAATCTCTTTTGATGAACATGGTGAGCCCCGATGGCAAGTAACCAAGATGTTTCCCGTGCGCTCGTCTTCGGACACAGAAAGAGATGGGTTCTCATCATCGTGACGGCACGGACAGCGTGCTTGCCAGCCATTACCTGTCTCGGATACACCCTTTAGGCGAGATAAAAATTCGTCTGTGTGTTTAAGCGTAGTCATTGTCAAAAACTGTTTTCTTCAGGAAGTCTCCACCGTTTGCATCACGCAATCCGATTCCTCTGAAAACTATGCGCCCCTCACGACCAAGGTGAACTTGTTTTGACCAGCGAAGTTGTGCTCGCTCTTGTTCATCTTTACCACCCCAAATACCCCACGGTTCCCACTTTAGTGAATACTCAAGACATTCTAGATTCACTGGACATTGATTGCAAATCGTCTTTGCTCGCTCTGTGTTATTTCGTATCTCTACAAGTTCTTCTCGTCTGCCAGTTTTCTGCAACGGATACCACCACTCTGTTGGGTGACCTTTGCATATACCGTTTTCAGGCGAAAAACTACCTTGTTCCACATTGCCTCCCTAGAGCCCCGTAATTTTACGAACATCTTTTTCGGTGAGAAAGATTGTTGCGTAACGAATGCGAAGGATACCTGCTTCGTCTGCAATTGCAACATCAACAGCGTCAATTGGAATGTTCATTTGTGAAGCGAGTGATGCTTTAATCATTTGCACTTTTGTTTCAAACGATGCGAACTCTTCATCATCAAGAACTTCCGACTTGATTGGCGTCTTTAATGATGACATCGTCTTTACGACTTCTTCTGCACGCAAACAAAACACGCATGCTAATTTCGGGGCTTTTGTTGCACGGGGTCTTTTCTCAATGTGACCACAAGACAACACATGATGATAAACAACCGAGCCCCAACCACCAACTCTCCTGATGTCAACGACTTCTCTACGAGGTGCTTTACGGTGTTCTGTCGTCATTGCCCCACAATAGCAAAACCCCACCCGATTTCTCAGGTGGGGCTCGCATCCTTAGGAGGGAACTTGTATTAGAAAGGTTCGTCTGCTGGGACTGTTTGCTTTGTGCGTGGAGGTGTTGGCTTTGAATCGCCAGTGCTATTTGCACGGCGACGCTCCACTGACTCAAGTGAGCCAGCACGGAGTCCAACTTCCATTGCTTTAACTTCTACGGTTGAACGCTTCTGTCCAGTTTCTTTGTCATCCCATGAGCGTTGGTCAAGAGTCCCGACCACGACTACGCCCATGCCCTTTTCAAGAACATTTGCTGAGTTCTCAGCCAAGTAACCCCATGCAACCACATTGAAGTAGGAAGTCTTTTCAACTTTCTCTCCTGATGCGTCTGTGTAGTTGTCGTTCACTGCAACAGAAAACTTCAACTGAGCCTTCTGATTGCTTGTGTACTTTAACTCGGGGTCTGATGTGAGGTTTCCCACGATTGTTGTTGGTGTAATTGCCATAATTGTTTATCTCCAATGTTTCGGTTTTATCCGACTGGGTTGAACTTTATCAGTATTAACGGTACGATGCAACTCATGACAAAACAAAATGAATTTGAAGTACGCCTTTCTGTTATCAAACACATTTCTAAAATGATGCTTGAGATGGCTTTCGTTGATTTCAATAAATTAACCCCTCAAGAAGAGCAAGAAATGTTGGAAGATTATGAAGAAGTAGCGGGGCACCTTCTTGATTCAATGATGTTTAAGCCCACAGATAGTGAAGATGGCGTTAGTTTTAGTGCTAATTTCACGATTATTGAGCCCGAAGAGTACATCAAAAACTTTTTGAAAGAAAACGGGGATATTTAAGCCTTATTTTACAAGGGTTTTAGAAGGTAACCTCGTAAAAGCCTTATTGGGTAAGGGTTTCATGATGGTTGCAAACGAGTGTGTAGGTAGTAAAATAGAAGTGTTCAGTTAAGGGCTGACGACGACATAGGCAAGCGCTTGTTATTTGCTTGTTGACCTATCCGCCGAGCATTGGAGAACACTTTGAGTAAGAAACACCTTATGGCTATTGCCATTTCTTTATTGACCATTACGCCATCTGTGGCTAAGGCTGAGGCCCCGACCTCGCCACTAACTCAGAACGGAGGTGTGGTCGCAAAGACGGAAGTAGTCAACGGTGTTGGCTCCACGAGTTCGCTCCCCTGCCAAAAGTGGCACAGCGCACTGCGTAAGCACGGTCTGCCAGTCAAAGTATTTGCACCAATTATGTGGCGTGAATCCCGATGTCAAGCAAAGGCTGTCGGTTGGAACTACCACAAAGGCATGAGTCATCGGGACTGCAAACTTTCTCACGCCAGCACTTATCGCAAATGCAAGGCAGTCAGGTCATACGATGTCGGGCTGTTGCAAATCAATAGCAGTTGGAAAACCGTAACAGCCAAAGTATGCAAAACAAAGTTTGGCAAGATGCTGGTCCTGCAAGACCCAGAGTGCAACTTGAAGGTTGCTAAGTATCTGTATAAAAATGGTGGTATGTCTCACTGGAAAGCAACTAGTGGCAGAGTGTTCCCGTAACCATGTCTCGTGAGTCTTTGATAGCACAATACGGTATTGAGATAATTCTGCGTTGTGAATGCAAAGATATTCCCTCGCACTACATGGATGGGCGAGCCCCGACTTGCCCGACTTGCAAAAGAATGACAATGGTTCTGTTCGGCGCAAATTGGGAAGATGTGCTGGAAAAATACCCACGCTAGTTGTTATTTGTCCTTACTACCGATAATATGAAGTTATGGACAACTATTACTATGAAGGTTCAGACATTCAAGAACGAATGCAACGCATAAACGATTGCATAGATATTTATGTCAATCAAGAGGAAGTTAAGTCCTCAAACTAATCTATTGCTCGTTGGAATACTTCGGTCTACTGGGGTATTTTTTTAGCCACAAATCTTCAGTCAGGCGCACTTCTTTACCACACGGATAATAAGACTGCTGACTAAACCACATTGCCTCACATGTAGAGCACTTGTGTGTCGTCATCGCAAACGCATCAATGTCCACCTGCTTTTTCCATGCTTCAGGAATGTACGGCTGGAATGTTTGCTCAACTTCCTGCCATGTGTGGGTCATTAGGTTTTGGTCGGCTTCTTCGCCAGTTCCAGAAAACGGGGCAACCTCACCCGCAAGCATAATGTACGGAATTGTCAACTTTGTATCTCTTCTTCTTCTTCTTCGCCCATGATTTCATCAACAATCAGGCGTGCATACTTTCTTCTGAGTCTCCACAGTTTCTGATTAAGTTCTTCTAAAGCCTTTGTATGTCGTGCTTTTTTCGCAAGTTCTGCATCAAAAGTCCCGTACTTCTTGAACGCAATATTATCAAGGTCGGGTGCTTCAATGATTATGTCAGAAATCCAGTCGGCTCTCTTATCCATAGCCATCATTAGTTCGCACATTCCGTCAACACCGAACTCGTTATACACCTTATGGGCAACAATGTCGCAGTAGTGTCTGCGATACAAGTACTCTGATGTGCTTGAAGACATGAACTGGCTAAGAAACTCAGCCATCATTTCTTTTGGGTCTTCCGATTCGTCAAACGGTTCGCTCATACGCCCCCCATTGTAGTTCACTCTATTGTCTCACTTGGGTGTGTCAAACTAACGCAAGAATAGTTTGCTGTGCTTCAATCTTTTTGCGAGTAACCCACGAGTTGATGTCCATTGATGCGATTGCTCGTTCGTTCGGCTTGGCGTCCCGATAATGGTCTAGGTATTCGCCGATTGCGTTGTACATTGACCAGCCGTTGAATCCGTATCCACCTGCGTTTTTGCTGTTTACATACAAACCACGAACAAGTGTGTGTATTTCTTCAATGTTCTTCTTCTGACGGTCTGTTTCGTCTTTTCTATGAGGGAATACGGTATTGACGACTTTGTCTAATTGCGAAGAACCTGCGAGAATCGGGACTGACAGCAGTTGGGTTGCAACAATATTGAAGTTGCTTGCCCAAACAGTTGACAGTTTAAGAACCTCGGTTGCATCTTCAATTGCGGCTTCTGCGTTTCGTGTGTGTCGTGCAGTGAAAACTGCTGAGGCGGTCTTCTGCCCCGCTACGACAGTGTTCTTGCAAACGGCTCGGATTGATGTGTTTGCATAAGTGATGGCGGTCTTGCCATCATGCCCGTTGCGTACAAGCAAATAGCGTTGGATTTTGTCGTTAATGCCGTTCGGGTCAATAATGAGCGAACCCAAGTCAAGACAAGCAAAGAATTCACGACCATCGTTTAATACACCACAGGTGTCCACGAGTGCGTCTCCCGCTGAGGCCCCGACAATCGCAAGTGCACGGTCAAGACAGTCCTTGTTTTGCTGAACAACAAAGCGAGTTCCAACAGTAGACAAACCATCAATAGTTCCGTCTGGATTTAAACGAACTGTGGCTCGGCTGTCCTCAATAAACACGGGGCTGCCATCTGGGTTGCGGAGGGGGTTCAGGTCGTCATCTACGGCGATTACCTTCGTGAGTGCAACATCAAAGTCGGCTTGGGCTGCGACAAGCATTGCCTCTGCGGTTTGGAGCCCAGCCATTGGCTTTCCGAGTCTGTGCCACGGGATTTCCCTGTCTGCGTAAGCCATTTTCGCTTTGCCTAATGCGTTGATTTCTAGTGCGTGTGCCATCTCGTAACCTTCCGTTAGATTTATGAGAAGCATACTACGAAAAACCAAAAAACACAACATTGCGAGAGCCCAGCATTTGCGCTTGTTTTAGGACAGCAAAGAACCCACCTGCCGAGTGGGGGTGCAGGTGGGTTCTTTGTGATGGAAGGGTGGGGATTGCGAGCCCTAGCAGGACTCGCAACCACAGCCCTTAGGCTCGCCCCCACGGCGCACTGGGCGCTTGGGCTTCACCAAGCCGAGGACTAATCCCCAGTGGCGAAAAAACCCGTTCACGGGATATTTCGTATACATTTTCACCTCCGTTCCACTCATACTTCCAATATACAGGTAGGAAGTACAAAAAGCAACCTCACGACAACATTTTTTTCTGAAACTCGCACCCCTATCCAGTCTGCTTGCGCCCGTGCGGGCGGGGAGCCCAGCATCTCAGGTTCGTGGGGATAAAAACGCTGGGCTGTGCGTGGAGGTGTGGGTACGGCAAAAAGCCCCCGTGCGAGGGAGGGAACTCGCACGAGGGCTTTGCGGAGGGCTGACTACTCGCAATCGCAAGAGTCAGGTCGGTCATAAGCGAACTCATAACCGCACACCTCACAGGTGTAATAGACTGGGTACATAATCACCTCCTTCCCACTCATACTTCCATGATATAGGTAGAAGGTACAAAAAACAACCTCGGAAGAAAAAAGTTATCCACAGGATTGCGAAACGAAACCCACCGAAAGTCGTGAATAATGGTAGTGAGGGGCGCAAGCAAACCCTAACAAATATCCCTAATCTGTTAACGGTGGCGGAAAGCCCTTCCTACTTGCGAATTATTTTGCGCACACGGGTGCCCCGTTTCTCAAACCGCATGATGCGAAGCGCAATAAATGCTGTGATGATTGTTACCACCAGCATTGGGTGGATACTAATTGACAAGTCCATGTGTATTCCTTTCTTGTCTTACTATCACTTTATCGGTAGCAGGTACAAATAACAACCTTGCAATTACCCTTTATTTAGATATTTGAACAGCAATTCTTGAACAGAGTTGTCTTCATCAGCGGGGCCACCGCCATCAACAGCCTGATTGACAACACCACGCTTGCGTTCAATCAGTGAGTAGATGTCCTCATCTATGGTTCCATCACATAACAAATAAGTAGCGGTGACGGAAGACTTCTGTCCAAGCCTGTGGCACCGACTATAAGTTTGGTCTACATCAGCAGGTGTCCAAGGAAGTTCCACAAAAAGTACATCTTGTGCAATCTGAAGGTTGTGCCCCGTTTTTGCCGCTTGGATTGAGAGAACAATGACTGGCGCTTCTTCACATGGAAGTTCAATAAACTTGCGCTTCTGTTCCTCAATGTCAGTAATGTCCATTCCCCCTTGAATACGCAGGTTGCCAAATGCAAGTGCTAGTTCGTCTACTACATCCCTGTGGTGCGCAGCGATTACGACTTTCTTTCCGTCGGCAACACGGGACTCCACCCACTCCTTGATTGCTGGCATTTTTGCTTTGGCTGACAAACGGCGAAGTACGGATAGACGGACAAGATGCTGGTTTGACTCTGCTTTGATTTTTGCTACAACCGCAGCCGAGTTCGGGTTAAGTCCAAGTTCTTGAGCGATTTCCTTTGCTCGCTGAACGAGGTATGCAACGATGTCTGCTTCTGCTTTTTTGTATTCTTTTAATCCCGCCGCAGTCCCGTCAACCAGAACAGGGTTGTGCAAAACGGGTGGCAGTTCGGTAAGAACCTGCTCTTTAGTGCGTCTGATGTAGCAAGTGGAACGAAGTCGCTCGTTGAGTTCATCCAAGTTTGAGTGACCATCAAGATGCCATTGTCCCCATTTGTCCTTAAAGGCCCCGCAATAGCGTCTGTAGAAGCCCCACTCTCCACCAAACTTGTCTAACTTCCCGATGATGTTGAGTTGGCTTGCGTATTCGGCAGGTCGGTTGGTAACTGGAGTTCCCGTAAGACACAGTACGATGCCATCTTTCGGGGCTGATTTTGCAATCTTTACCGCACTCTTTGTTCGTTGTGCTTTAGGGGTCTTGCAGTAATGGCTTTCGTCAAACACATAAGATTTGTGGTTCAAAAGTTGCTTTTCCCAGTTACTAATGTTAGAATAACCAATAACGACCACATCATAGTCAGAAGGGAACTCCTTCCTGTCGGTTACGACCTTGACAGTTCTGTGTGGGAGCCACCTGTTGTATTCGGCTTTCCAGTTGAGTACGAGTGTTGCGGGGCACACGACAACGGCTGGATATGAGTCGGAGACATACTCCAGTGTCGCAATGGCTTGTAGTGTTTTACCCAAGCCCATCTCATCAGCGATGAAAGTTCTCCGTGCGTTTGAAGCGTATGCAACTCCTGCTCGTTGATACGGAAGAAGCGGGAGCCCAGCAACTTCCAGTTCAGCGTCAGTTTGACGAGAAGCATTACTGAGTTCTGACATGGAGTTGTTTATTTCTGTAAGCATTTGTCGCACATCTTCAGGTACGGGTTGTTTGAAGGTGTCAGCCCACTTCACTACCTCGGCGATACTTGTCATCGGGGCTCGCCACGAGTGGGTTTTGTTGTCCCATGTAACTCCTGGAACTTGTTTGACTGACTGAACCATTACTCTGTCGTACCCAAAGGACATCATCAGCCAGTTTCCGATGGCCGTGACGCCCCGTTTTTCGTTCTTGGGGGCTGGCAAGGTGAACAGCAGTACCTCGGTGTCTATCTCAAAGCCGTGCGTCTGAGCGAACTCTCTTGCCTCTGTGAGGCTTGACATCGGCACTCGCCACACACGGGATACCTTGTCCCACTTCGCACCTTTTATCCCCTTCACCTGAGCCACTTCGCTTGGGTCGTATGGAAAGTCAAGAACTAGGTGGTCGTCATCAAGTTTGAGTTGTTTCACGCCTGCATCATAGCCCAGCGTTTGCTGTTTCGTTCGGGGGCAGACAGCAGAAAACCCCGTGCGAGGGAGGGAACTCGCACGGGGTCTCTGTTGTGGGGTGAGGGCTTATCGTCAGAAGCGCCCTGTGCGACCGCCAGCAGGTAGGCGTCGTGTTCCGTCTGCTGACCAAGTTTCCCACTCGTTGGGCGTCCAGTTGTTGAGTGGTTCCATGTCCTCAATGAGTTCTTCCACTTCTTCACAGAAACGGCGTTTGAACTCTAACGGACAAACTCGGAATGAGAGCCGAGATAGAAGTGTCGCTAAAGAAAAGCGAAGGGCTGTGGATTTGGACAAGGAGTGTCCCCTTTCAGGACGAGGTTGGGGGGATTCCCAACAACACCCATGTTATAGGTTGTAAGTACCAATAACAACTTTGCTACAACATTTTTTTGCGAAACTTTATTGCGGTTTTTGCGGTGCACCCAAGAGCCCAGCAGTTTGACTTGCGTGAAGATGAAAGGCTGGGCTTCCCAAATGACTTTTGGCGTGAACTTCAGGTTGGTTTGATGTTCGCATTGACTGCTTGAAAGGGAGCGACGGGGCTGCCCGAACGGGGGCATGGCGAGAGTCCCCACCCGAAGGTGGGGACAACGCACGAGGACTAGAGCCCCAGTGCGTCTAGGGTCTGCTCCCAATGCGCCACGCAGAACGGCTCAGGCTCCGCAGGGAACCCCACCGCACGCATGACGACCTCGCCCGTGCAGGCGAGCGCAGGGTCACCTGCACATGTGCATTCATTTTCCATAATTTTTCACCTCCATCCCACTTGTACTTCCACTTTATCGGTAGAAGGTACAAAAAACAACCTGCCGACTACATTTTTTTCTGAAACTTACCCCATCACTTTTTTGCTTGCTCGCCCGCGCGCGGGGAGCCCAGGGTTCTGAGTTCAGGGAAGTAGAAAGGCTGGGCTGCCAGAACCAGAAAAACCGAGCCAGAAACCATCCCTAAAACAAAACCAATAAAATAAACAAATGAGTGTCGTGTGCGCCGAAAAGGCGAATGTGTTATCCCTAATCCATTTACGGTGGCGGAAAGCAATTACACAACCGTTGGAAACAGCAATCTAAAACGCTGGGCTGTGCGTGGGTGGATAAAAGAAAAAACCCCACGATTTCTCGTGAGGTTTGTTTCCCGTTTCCCGTTAGCAGAAACTAATTGTTGTGTGGTCTGCTTTGATTATGTTTGTTCACCGCATAACCTCCAACCTTTCGGTTGGCGTCAGCCTTTTCCACCAGTATCCGCTTTCACTTCCACTTACTTCCATGATATCGGCAGTAAGTACGAATCACAACCTGAGTGGAACTCTTTGTGTAGGAGCCCCGAGTCCATCAGTCAGATGAGAGGTTGTCTTCTTCTTCCCATTGCAAGCGAACTGTATCAACAATCTTCGGGTGGAGGAAGTCGCTTTTGCGTGGGTCAAACATGGTGTCTTTAATACGAGATGCGATAGCGGGGCGCTCTTTATTCAACTTTGTGAAGAAAACCTGTCCAATGTTTTTAGTGTTTGCTGGGTGTTCGTAAGAGGCATACACTCGCTCTATAAACATCTCGTATGGGCTGTCAGTAAGCATTTTCTAAACACAAAACGCAGGTCGTCTCACTAATGTCAGACGCCATTCTATCTTCGGGTGGATTTACCCAACCACATGCGGTAACTACGCAAGGAGTAGCCCCGTCATAGGTTTGCAAAATACCATTCCTACCTTTTAGGTGAAGAGCCAAAGGGGGCTTATCGGTCATCATCTTCTTGCTGGTCACACATGTGTGAGTTCGCCCATGACTCCATGAAGTCATCGTAGGCTTCTACTTCTTCTTGTGTCCAGTCTTTCATTTCAGACCTGCTTTACACCAGTCGCACTTGCGACCTTCCCATAGGGCGGTGTCACCTTCGTAGATAACTTCGTGGTCAATGACCTGCTTCGTGCTATGGCTTAGGCAGTAATAGTACCGACCATTACGCCAAGCCTTTGGCTTTTTTGTGACGACTTGAGTTTCGTTCATACATTCATATTACAGGTAGTAAGTACCTATTGCAACATGGTGAGTAAAATTTACCTAGAAAACTACGGGCATAACGATTATCGGAGTCTGCTCACCGACCCAAGCCCCGATGCAGTTGAAACTAATGTACTCCTCTGCTTCTTCCCAAGTCATTCCGTCACGCTCCATACAGACATCCATCATCTTTTCCCATGAGTACACGGCAAGAAACGGGGCGTTGATGCGCTGTGAAAACCCGATGAGTGCTTCGTCAAACCCATCCATCAAAAGTGCTGTCTCTCCTAACGCATCAAGATGTTCCTGAATGTCGTCTCGTGTTAGAGGCTTGACCGCCACTTCGCTTGGGTCAAAGTTTTCTGCATCTTTTGCTAACATGATTCTGAGGATATAGGTTATAGGCAGGTACGACAACCTCGCTTGGGTTTTTTCTGCAAGAAGCGTGGCTTGTTCTTTTTCTTCTTTTTTTCCTCAGGCGGGAGCCCAGCGTTTTCATTTGTCATCTACCCATAATACGACAAATGCCCCTCAACCATTTTCAGGTCGGGGGCATCTATCGCCTCATGAGTGGGGGTGTGGTGAGGTCTGTTAGTGATACTAGCCACAATTGCTGGGCTGGTCAAGTAGGTTTTGGGCTATTTCGCTAGGAAGGTTGCAAGCAAGGCTGTCACACCTACACCCGCACTCATGTATAGAACTAGAAAGGTCGTCACGGCTATTCCTCCTCGTCTTTCTTATCTTCGCACTCGTCACAGAACACGCTATCTGCCTGCTCGCATTCTAAGCACCTACTAAAGTAGGCATCGTATTCTTCTTGGTCTTTGAAAGGTAGTAATCCCATACCTTCATATTATCGGTAGTAAGGACAAAAAACAACCTTGCGGAAGATTTTTTTGAGCAACTTACCAAGCCTGCTTGCTAGTTTCTGCGCAAACAAACAGCCCAGCGTTTTCGCTTGCGCAACCCCCCGAAAGGCGAGATGCTGGGCTCCCGAACGGGGGCAAGCAAAAAGCCCACCCCAAAGGGTGAGCCCGCCGTGAGGGTTCTGTTGCCACGCCCCTCCGAGCGCCGAGTCCGACTCAAGTGTGCTTGACCGCCTTAGGCGAGCAACTGGGCGACCATGTCTCGCACCAAACGGTGGAGACGGCGGACACCGTCATTGTTCGCACCGTAGCGTGCAGTGGCTTCAGACAACTCTGCCAAGAGAGCCTGCGCCATCGCCACACGATGTGACTTATTCATTTTCACCTCCTTCCCACTCATAAGTCCATAATACAGGTAGCAAGTACAAAAAACAACCTGCCACCAACATTTTTTTACGCAACCTTCTCTGCGCCCACACCCCTGCGCCTGCGCTCGCGCGGGGAGCCCAGGGTTCCCAGTTGCGCTAGACGAAATCCTGGGCTGCCGACACGGGGATAAAAAAGAAACCCCACCCGATTAGGGCAGGGTCTCTCTCACAGGAAGTCACCCCTGAGTTGGAAGGGGGCAGGAATGTGTGTTTCCTAATCCATGTACGGTGGCGGAAAGGACTTGCGACTGCGTGTTCAGTAGCCCAGCGTTTGCCCCAAGTGAACTCCCCCACCATGTAGGCAGGGGAGTCACCTGATGAGGGGAACTAGAACGACAGGACTTTCTTCAGCAACTTTGCGAGGACTGTCTCGCTAGTGGCAAGGTCAAGGTCTGCGATTAGTCCGAGAGTCTCAAACTGAAAGTTCTCAAATGACTTCTCGCCGTATCGGGCGACAGACTCGTTGTGAAACCGTGAGGACGGGTAGGTCACTCCGTCAAATGGTGCGTACATGGTGACGGTGAAACCTCGGTCGTTGGGTTGCCACCACACTAGGCGAATGGTCGCTGTGTATTGCTTGCGCTTGGGGTCGTGTGCGAAACACAACTCCACCTGCTCGCCTGCAGGGGTTCCGTCCCAGTCTTTATCTAGGACAGGGTTCTGCCATACATAAGTGACCTGACGGTAATCGTAGTGGACTTTCGCCTGCGTAATACGCTCGGCTGTTGTTGCTGTCATATCTTCAATTTATCGGTAGTAGGTACAATAAACAACCTGACCGCACAACTTTATTGACTTTTTTTCTTCGCAGTCAGGGGCCCCGTGTGTTACTGTTTGCCCATGCCAATTTCTTGGGGTACATACTCATCACAACCGCCAACCGTAAGTGGCTACGACATTGAGCAATACTGCCGTTTCTTCACGATATGGGGTTGCGATATGAACTTTGCTCGCAACGCTGGGCTGTGGACGGTCACGATTACAAACAATGGACAGACAGTTGCTGAAAGCGATAGTCACTCAGACTTGTTCCATGCGCTCAACGACTGCTACATGACCATGCGTGGTCTGAGCCCCGACACAACCGAGTAGAGGCAGTAAGAAACCCACCTACCGAGTTGGCAGGTGGGTTCTTGTTGTGAGTGGGAACTGTTAGAAGAATTTGTGCTTTGGCTTGATTTCTTCGTTGATAAATTTACCGAGGCTATCTGCCGACATCATTGCGTGAATTTCGGAGAACTCAACATCTAGGTATGTGTACATCTTGTCACCCCAAACAACGGCGAGAGCGTTGTGAAGTCCTTGATAGACCCAAGTGGTGATTGCTTCGGATTTTGCGTTGTAACAGACAAAGTCACCTGTTGAAGTGACTGTGACGCTACCTGTTGGTGTTTCAATAGTAACTGACATACTTTTAGATTATCGGTAGTAGGTACTAAAAACAACCTGTCTACGAAAAAGTTTTGAGTTTGTGTCGTATTAGTGTCAGGGCTCGTTCCACCTCAGGGGTAGCCCCGTTGTTGATAGGTAAGTTGCGTTGTAACCAAAGAAGGTTCTCTTTCTTTGAGGTATCCATACGCATCTCTGGAACTTCCAAGTAGCGGAGTATGAGTCCAAGAATGTCGGCTTCTATCATGGTGCGAGTTTCCACCAAATTTCTTCCCCTGCGTAGTTCTCTCCCCCTCCAAAGTCATCTGCTGGGCTGTTCAACTCCGCATCAAAGCACTTCTCACAACGGTTGTTCTTTCCGTGCGGGTTCTGACGACCTGCGTTGCGTGAAAAAAGTTCCTTGTAAGTCATCTCTTTTTTACAGGAATAGCAGAACGCTGGGAGCCCAGCAGTTCGCTTCCAGTTCCGTTTGCGCCGTTTCTCCTCACGACGCAACTTTGCTTCCGTTTCTTGGCGCAACTTGAGTCGTTCGTGGAATCTCACGATTTCGCTTTCTCCCAAATTGCAACTAGCAACTCACGCTCAGTAATTTTATGTTTTTCAAGCACTGCGTCAATTTCTTCGTTCTTCGCTTTCTTGTCTGCGATGTCCTCAATGACCTTGTCCCAAGTTTCCATTGTCTTACCTTCTGTCTCATTCATAATTTCATGTTATCGGTAGTAGGTCGTAAAACCAACCTGACCGCCGAGATTGGGTCGGGCAGTTTCCCACCCGACCCGACCCGACTAACCGAGGTGGAGAGCGTGTTCTCCCTTTAGCCCTCGCAGGATTTCGGTGAGCGCTTCCTCTTTGGTCGCCGCCTCAGCGAGCGAAGTTGCGCACTGCTGAATGACTCGTGCCCAGTGGGCTGTCATGCCCTGCTGGGTCGCTTTGGTTACATAGGAGACCATCTGTTCTGCCCATGCTCGTGTTGCACCTTGTGCGGATTGCACTCGGTTCTCCAATACTAACAACAATGTTTCATGTGAAACATTCGCCTGCGTATTTCGCTCGGCTTGACTAACTGCCATACTTTCAAGATACAGGTAGTAAGTACCAAAACCAACCTCGCCCAAAATGTTTCGCGTGAAACATTTACTTGTAGTGTGCAACTAAATTATCCGCAGACCCAAGGGTCAGAAACGCAAAAACACAATCGGGGCAACCGCCCAAAAATAAGTGTTTCTAATCTATGTACGGTGGCGGAAAGGGAGAGACCCCACCTGTGAAGGGTAAGCAGGTGGGGTCTCTGCGACTTATTTCGCTGGGGCGAGTAGGGCTTACTGCTTGCCTACTGAACGCAACTACTTTGTCGTTACTTTCATATTACAGGTAGTAGGTATAAAAAACAACCTGACCGATAAATTATTTTACAGTCCACACTCGTGAGGGGCGACCTCTATGCCCCGAGTTGCGAGACTCATCAGCGATAAGCACACGACCTTCTTCTTCCAACATCATCAGACGCTTCGTAGCATTTGCCTTATCCATTTCCAAGTAGTCTGCTACCTCGCTAGTTCGTGCCTCTCCTATCAAGGCAACAGCAAGATACACAGCCTCTACTCGTGTGAGTTTTGATAAAAGTGCTTCACGCAATCTGTCAAAGTCTTTTATTGTTGCGACAGGGTTGCCGTCTACCAGCAACTCCTTGTCTGTCATTGTAATGTTGTTCATAAGACCAATGTATCGGTATGAGGTAGAAAAGACAACCTCGCTAGAAAGATTTATTTAGAACAAAGGTAGTTGGTTCTCGTCTGCTCGGGGCTGACAGAACTCATGAACAAAGCGGTAATGGTTTGTTTCGGTTTGCTTGATTGTGTTTGATGCGCCCTTCACCCAGCCAGTCAAAAGCCTGAGTGTAGTACTCCCCTTCGGGTCAATCTCTTCATCGCAGATTTCGCATTTGTATCGCGCCATAGAGCCCCGAAGTTATCCGTTCTTTATCCAAAAAGCAAAGAAAAGGAAGAAGAAACTTCCAACAACATAAAAGGTAATCATTTCCATTTTCTACACGCTAGACGGTTTTGTTTCCGTTTGGCGCATGGAATGGTTGAGGCACGAGGTCTACCCACACCGTCAATGTAGAGTTGCCGTTCTTCAGGTGTCCAACGGCGCTGAGCCATGTGCTTACGCATTAGCGACCAACCTTTCTAATCATTCGTGCGAAACGACCAACCTTCATTTTGCGTGTCATTGGCTTACCAACGATAAGACCAGCGACCACATCAAGTAGCCCACGCTCAATGAGAGAGTTCTCAAACCACCCCAAGACGATTTCCATACGAGCCTGTGGTACGCCGTGCTTGGTCTCCCAAGCAGGAATGTCCTCACGCAATGCCTCTAACGCCTGTGCGCCAGTTGCGCCAATGGAGTAGTAGTGCTCGTCAATGAGGTCAAGCAGTTGTGTGTCGGTTAGGTTGTTGTAGTAGATGTAATCAGTCATACCACCATATTATAGGTAGTAGGTACTAATTACAACTCGTTGTCGTGTTTCTTTTCCCATTTTCCGTCTGCGCCGACCTGATAGGTCTGTCCGTCTTTCCATGTCCAAGCGCATGGACAGCACGGTTCGTAGGCAGTCCCGTCTCCGTCTCCGCTTTCCCAGTTGATGTTTGGGTGTCCACCACTAAGGTATCCACGCAACTTGGGAAGAACCTCAATGACCTTGACCACGCAATCGTGACAAATCCAAAACGCTGGGCTCTCGCTCGGCGGGAAGTTGTCAATAAAGCCACCGTAGTAACCCATTGCAACGCTGTCTAGGTAAAGACCGTATGTGTAGTCACCGAGTTCATCAGGAACTTCGGTTTCACAGTTGCTACATTTCATCGTGTTCATAATCACATTCCATTCCGTCACAACTGCCGTAATTTAGGCAGAAACTTTCGTAGTTCACACACACGGGGTCGCCTTCGTGAGCGTACACAATCGTGCGTTGGGTCTTGCGCCTGCCCCGCCGTTTGCCTACCTGATAGGCGAGAATGTGCGAGAGCAAACCCATTACTCATACTCCACAGAATAACCGTGATTCCGTATCTGTCCCTGTGCCCATAGGTAGCACAGTTCTAGTTCTGAAGTTTTGTAACGATTAGTAGTATTGCCGTCAAGAGTCAAGGTGACCTCGTAGATGTTGAGGTTCTTGACGATTAGCATTGTTGCTTGTTCTCCGTCAAGATTCCGTGTCTGAATGTCTATTATTTCGCCGTTCATAATTTCACTTTATCGGTAGTAGGTACAAAAAACAACTTCACCAGTTCGGGTGGTTAGGGTCGCCCTGCGTCAACCCAATCCTCGTAAGAAGGGCTATTGTCGTAGTCGGGATTATCCTCAATCGTGTGCGGTTCTCCGCACAACGGACACTTGGACTCAACCTCGCTACCACCACGACTATCAACGGTGTAATCCACCTCTGTCCACTCGTGGTCGCATGACTCACAATAGAAGTCAAAGTCACGCTCAATGTCGTGCCAACCTGGAAGGTCGCTATGGCTACAGCCTGGGGGTAAATTGCTCATAATTTCAGATTATAGGTAGTAAGTAATAATAACAACTTGCGGAAGAACATTTTTTTATACAACTGAGAAGGGTGGTCAGGGCTCGTTTATGAGTGGGAAGAAGGGCACGAGCCCCGACCAGAACTGTGTGTTTTCTAATCCTCTGACGGTGGCGGAAAGCCCTTAGCGATTTACTCCACACGCATAACAATGGTTGTTTTCCCATGCGTGTGTACAGTCCATCGGGGCTTCGCTGAACAAGTCAGACCAGTCGTGCTTGGCGATGACCCAACCGAGAATGAATGAGTAAATAACCCACCCCATTACGACTTCACTCCTGCGTTAGCGTTCGTCTTGAACAGGAACCACTGCTGGCGTACCGCTTCACAGATGGCTGGGTCAATGGCGTGTTCATAACCGTCATACTCGCCTTGAGCATTGAGAGAGCCGAACAGGACTGCGTCACCACAGATGACCTGACCGAACACAATGCTCGCAACAGGGTTGAAAGGAAGTCCGTCAATCAAGCCAGTGTCATTGACATAGCCATGAAAGGATTTTTGGCGCACACAATCAAACCAACCGCCAACGATGTTACGGATAGTGATGTGATTATCCTCAACCATGATGGTTGTAGGTGCGGATTCTGCTGGGATAACTAATGCTCGTTTCATACCTTCACCTTATCGGTTGTAAGTTGTAATGACAACCTCTCCACTGCTTCTTTTGCCTTGTCGTACTCTCTCTGCAACTTGTCTTGTTTCAGTTGAGTTTTTAGTTCTTTGGCTGTGAGGATAAAGCCCCGTTTGCGGGCTTCCATTATTTGTTTCGTTGCGGTTGTTAGCGGTATGTCAAAGTGCTTCATTACTGCCTCTTGTACAAACCCGTGAACTTGAACTAAAGTACGGGACTCAAACGCCTCGTTGTACACACGGGCGACTTCACGCAGGTATTCGTCTGAATGTCGTTTGCCTTGAGCCATTAGTACAACCCCCATTCCTCACGCTCATCTTCCGTGACTGGGCGAACGGTTGTGGTGCTACCAGTAGGTGCGTCATGGTGAGACAGTGAGTACTCAATGCGGTCTGCAAATACTTCATAGCGCATTGTCCACTCGCTACGAACGGTCATGCCCTCAATGAGTTTCGCTACCGTGTCGGCAGGAAAGAGTCCACCAGTGTCGCCATTCCATAGACGAAGATTCTCAACCTTCCACCAACCAGTTTCGTTGGAGTCACGAAGTTCCTCGGTAATCATTGCAAAGTCCTCAACTGCGAACTCCCAACAATCTCCGAAACAACCAGTGTTGTAAGTTTCGTCAAGTGACTTTTCTTCACCATCTTCCTCAAAAAGGTTGCAGGTGCAGGTGTTAGTAATTTCGCCCTTGAGCGTGTCTGTAGTAGTCATACCTTCAGATTATCGGTTATAAGTCGTAATCACAACCCGTTGTTCAATTTCCCTATTGGGTGACTCAACGCCTCGTCTCTGCACTCGGCGCACACATCACGCACGCGCCATAGCCCCGACTCCAATACGATAGTTTCGGTGAGTCGGTCAAGTTTGGCGCAAGGGTCGGGGCCTATCAGGTGCTCGCACTCCGCAACGCCGTACTCTTGCTTTATCAAGTCAATGAGTAACTTCATACATTTTGGAAGTAATCACGCAACTCAGTCCAAGTCGCCTCAGACCAATCCAATCCGTGAGCGTGTTCGTCAATCAGGCTCATAGCCTTTTCTTTCTCACACTCCATGACAATCATCACGGACAGTAACTGACTAGGTGAGTAACCTGCCTGTCGCTCGTGAGTTTCTAGTAGTTCATAGAACTTGCGCTTACACGCAATGTCGTATTTTGTATCCATAATTTCACTTTATCGGTTGTAGGTCATAATCACAACCTGAGAATGGGCAATCGGCACAGGGCTGAAAGAGTGGGAAGAAAAGCCCCGTGCCGACGCTCCCGTAGGTGTTCACAGCACTCTGAGTACCAACGCAAGCAAAGTTTGTAGCGGGGCACCCGTACGGGTCTCGCTTTGCCTGCGCCTCAGAGCCATGCTCTGTGAACGCCCACGGCAACGCCTGTGGGGGGCTGGGGGATTCTGTTGCCACGCTCCCCCGAGCGCCGTTCCAATGGCGGTTCCGTTAGTTGTTAGGCTAACAACTCAGCGACCATCGCTCGCACCATGCGGTGGAGACGCTTTACGCCTTCGTTGTCTGCGCCGTAACGGGCTACTGCTTCAGCCAACTCTGTCAAGAGAGCCTGTGCCATAGCCACACGGTAAGACTTGTTCATTTGGTTCACCTCCTTCCCACTCATACTTCCAATGTATCGGTTGTAGGTGGGAATGACAACATTTACCAAGTCTTTTTTAGATTTATCCAAGAACATACCTGCGTCAGCAGCGCCCGAGGCCCCGATGCGCAGGTTGGTTACATTCTTGGATTCCAGCCCTTTTAGGTGTTCCCTGTGGGCATTTTCGTGTTTTCTAATCTGCTTACGGTGGCGGAAAGGAATTTTCATTCCTCTTCGTACCCATCAAACCAGTCGTCACCACGGGTGTCTTCACGCTTACAGTGTGCTTGCGCATCTTCTAAAGTGAGACCTGTGAGAATCACTTTCTTGTCACGCATTGCGTCTTTATAGAAGCGAACAACTTTGTATGTATTCATAAGTTCACTTTATCGGTAGTAAGTCGTAATGACAACCTTAGAACGGAGAAGTATTTAGCGCAGGGTCGTTCATTAGAAGAATGTTTTTGCGCTCAATCCAACGGTGACCAGTTCCAGCAACTGGAACAATCTCTAAATCAAGATGTCCGTAGCGAACACGAGCCCCGATTGTCTTCACAGCGATACTCAAGCCGTCTTGACTGATTACACCTTCTAGGTTGATGTAAGCGTTGATGTCCACTTTGCCATTGTCTGTTCGTGCTAGTGATGTAATCGGCTTTGATTGCGTCTCAATAATGTTCATAATTTTCCTTTTCATAGGGGTTGCGTCAGGATAACGGTAGTAACCCCTAATGACAACCTGACTGATGTCACTAGGGGAACCCCACTCGGGGCTCTCGCCCCCCTCGCCCTGCTACCAAGATGATTGGTAGTAGAACTCCCAGCCCTCAAACTGGGGAGAAAGACAATGCTTGATAATCTCAATCGTGTCCTCTAGCCCTTTGTAGTACCACTCGTCAAAGTCGGTAGAGCCGAAAAAGAAACCTGAAGCCGTGGGTAACATCTCCTTAGCGAGGTCATCTGTTTTCACGAGTTGCTTGTCAAGCAAAATCGTTTCACATACAGACTTCAGTGTCTCAAGTTGCTCACGGCTAACACGAGCCTCACGACAATCATCTTCGCCGTCTTGACAGTTGTCTACAAACCACTGGTGAATGGCGTTTTCTTTACGCCAGTAGCCAACGCTAATTTCCACAGAAGCGGAAGGATACGGCGAGTTTACTAATTTCTCTGCCTGAATAGCCTTGACGACTGTGTCGTACTGTGCGTTCACAGTTTCTCCACGCCACTCTGAGGGCGAAAGAAACTTCTTCGCTGTAAGGTATTGGTCTAAGCCCACTTTTTATCTCCTTTAGTAGTAGGTACTTTCAGATTATCGGTTGTAGGTAACAACCACAACCTGACCGACAAAGATTTTTCGTGCTCGTAGCCGAGCCCCGCTCGGCACACAAAATGGGTGGACAGCCACTAGGACTGCCACCCAATCTGTGAGTGGGAACTATTTGATTAGACGAGAAACGCCTCGGTAGGTGCTAGTAGATACATACTCCTCGTCTGTCATCTTGAGCAGAGCGATAGCGTTTTCCAGTTCCTCAATTTCTGAATTGAGATTCCATACCTCGCGTGGCGTGTCGGGCTTCTCAGGACATACAAGGCTCGCTGGAAGTGTAATCAGGATAGATGCTTCCTTTGTGTCTGTTCGCCAGTTATTGGACTGCGACACCTGAGTAGGTTTTGCCTTGCCTGACTTGACATACTCAATGACTGACTTTTCCCAATCAGCGACAGCCTTTTCGTGAGCCTGTCCTGACTTTTCATAATCAGACATTATCTTCTTGCGACTAGCAAGTGATTTCTCTAAGGCTTCTATGACTTTTGCCGTAGTCACCTTTACATTTATGGATTTTTGTTGTGCCACTTTTGTCTCCTTTTACTTGGTGGTACTTTCAGATTATCGGTTGTAAGTTGTAATGACAACCTCAATCTAAAACTTTTCTAATAATGTTTAGTAGGAAAAGTATGTAGATAGTAAAAACTCCGAGTGCGAGCGCAAGCCCCGACCACACGAACAGAATAAGATAGCCAGCACCCAAGAGCGCAAGCAATAACTTAGGAGCAAGAGCACGGGGCTCCTGTTCGGCAAGGTTTCTCAACTTTCTCACTCAAACATTCCCAACACGGGGTCAAACGGTGTCTGCTCGCAGTTCTCATCTATGAAGATAATCTCGTTTGTCAAGAGGTCACGAAAGACGCTAGTAGCGAGTCCGTCTGCTGTTACGCCTACAATGACACGCATAGCCCGAAGGGTGTCCTCATCTTCATCAAAAAGTGCGCCATAGTTCACGGCGAACAAGTGTCCGAAGCCGTTTGCGAACGGCGAGATTGACTTGTCACCAAACATCACTTCAGGGTCGTTGTATGTCCCTAAGATTAGTGGTGAACCATTATCACCCATGACAATGAAGCCACCCTCGCCAAACATGACAGGGACTTTCTCATCTTCAGGTGAGTCAGGTAATGGCATAAGAGCGTCTAGTTCTTTTGCCAGTCGTACAAGTTCTTCTTTTTCTTTCATACTTACAAGGTACAGGTTGTAAGTGATAATCACAACATGAAGAAAAAAATAAATACAGGTTGTGCTTACTGCTTACTACCGATAATCTGAAGGTATGAATGAAACAGCACTTACCCCAATAGCAACATCAGAGAAGTATGGCGAGGTTCGTAAGGGTCTCCGTTACGCCAATGATGAAATGGCTTGGCTCAATGACGATAGTATTGCGTCATCAACCTTGTATAGCACCGCTATCAACTTTTGGTCATACAATGTTGTAACAAAGGAACTTGTGGTCAAGTACAAGTCTAGCGACATCCACTACACATACGAGGGCGTTCCTCACTCTGTCATCTTTGACATGATGTTCGCAGATAGTCTCGGTTCGTTTATCGCAAAAACAATCAAGCCAACTTATTCAGTTGCTTAGTTGTGATTGCGACCTACTACCGATAACCTAAAAGTATCACCAATCAAAAAAGGAGAAAAGGTGAACACAAAAGAAATAGCAGAAAAAATAGTGCGTGAACAAGACTTCCAAGACGCACGACTTCCCGAAGCAGGTCTCTATGGAGTCCTAGAAACGGGCGAGACATTTCTTATCGGAAATGGCTTTGATGTTTATCACTTGCTTAGTCAAAAAATAGACTCACCACTAAAAATCGCTGGATTAGCGGTAACTACTAGTGGCTGGGCTGCGCCACTCAACGAAAATGGCGAAGTGGATGGACAACCTAGCCTACACCCTGACCGCAAGCGTGTCCTTCTCGTGGCGCTAGTGACAGCAGAAGAAATACTGTCGGCTATGCGTTTCGCAGATGATGAAGAAATCATTACCGACACAGGTGGCGTTGGCTTTCTTGCTGACGCTCTCCGTGAAGCGTTTGACCGCATAAGCGCCTAATCAAGTTGGGTGGGTGGGGAGAAATCCCCACTCACCTATGAAAGGAAACCATGAAACTTATTATTGACGCACAGAGCGGGACTATCGTGAATGCTGCAGACTGCTACATCGTAGACACGGAGCAACTGAGCGACATTGAGAACTCTGAACTAGAAGAGGGTAGCGATTCACAGATTACCGATATCGCCCTTAGACACGGATACTCGGTGCATAGAGCGCTTAGAGACGCTGTTATCTAAATGCACTAACGGTGGCGGAAACCCTGACACACCCCTTGAGTGTGTTCACTTTTTTGCTACTTGGCTGAATCTTCTTCCGCCGCAGGTACAGAATTGGTGACTTTTTCGTCTTTTTCTGCTGCAACTGGGGCTTCTTCTTTAATAGATTTACCTGAAGGCATCACGAAAGAATCTGCGCCGATTCCTTTTGGTTCGGCATCAACAACCTTCTCAGCCTTCTTTGCCTTCTTCTTTGGTTCTGCTGCAACAACCTCGGCGACCTGTCCCGCCTTCTTCGCTGCTCTTTCTTCTGGAGTAAGTTTTCTCATGAGTCTGACCTTCCTAAAAATAATCAATAAAAAGATAATACAGCATCGGGGCCCCTAAGGGGCTGTAGATAAATCTGTCTAGAGATGTTGTGTTTATGACCTACTACCGATAGAGTGATGGTATGAGTGAATACAAAGACTTAGACACATTAGAAATAACTGAGGACAATATTGAAGATATGCCTGAACTTGATTGTGAGTGCGGATACTTCGGTGAGGGAAAGTGGACTTTCCTGAAGCCTTATGATTTTGAGTCAGGACAATGGGTCTGCTACACCTGCGTACAGGAGATACTGCGATGAACATCACATTAGAACAAATCAACAAACTGCATAAATCCCTGTGGGATGAAGCCGTAAAGGAGTATGGAGAGAAGTACAAGGTTCCTTTTGAGGTAATCCATGAAATGTCGCAACAGACTCGTGCTTTGTATGTCCTGCAAACATGGAATGGGTCAGGGAATCCAGCGCGCTACCTAGCCACATATTCAATTCCGACAGATGTAATCACACAGGTTGTCGCCGAGTACTGTAACGAAATTGTGTCTGAGGATGAACTGATGTCACCAAAGCCCCGCCGTGCCGACAAGTATGACGCTTTCTTGGACTGGACTAAAGACCATCTCTTTGAGCAATTTACTACCGAGCAGTTAGAGGAAGTATCAGGGTTCTCTTACGCAACTACCTTGAAGTTCATTAGCGAATCACCCACATTCCGAAAAATCAAAAAAGGTCTATGGGAAATCCGTGATGCTGAGGCAGATAGAAAAGCAGAAAAATCTTGACACCAAGGTTGTGACTGCTACTTACTACCTATAATCTGAAGTTATCAATCCACTCACAAAGGAGAAAAAAGTGGAAACAACAACCCAATTGCCACAATGTTGGCAAGATGTAAAAGATTGCCTAGACGCAGGCATTGACCGAATTATCTTGTTTGGTCCTGCTGGAACTGGCAAGACATATGCAGGACTCAACTTTGGAAACATTGAGGCTGGAGCACACCGATTGGTCTGCACAGAAGATATGACTTCAATGGATGTGACTGGCGCATTCATGCCTGACGGGAACGGTAAGTTCTCATGGGTCGCTGGCGCTGGTCTCAAGGCTTGGGAAGGCAATGGAATTACTGGTGGTCGTCTCATCGTGGATGAGATTGACAAGGCGTCAGGCGATGTGTTCGCACTCTTGCTTGCCATGCTTGACTCACCTGAGTCTGCTTCTTGGGAGCACCCTGAGACTGGTCGTGTCCATCGTCCGAAAGACGGATTCTCAGCAATCATGACTACAAATATTGAGAACATGGAAGAGTTGCCAATGGCGCTCGCTGACCGATTCCCTATCCGTATCCGTATCAACGCTCCGCACCCTAGTGCGCTGGACAAGTTGAGCCGTGAGTTGCGTGGCTACGCAGTCCGTATGGCTGACGCTGGCAAGAACCGAATCTCGCTCCGCACATTTATGGCATTTGACAAATTGCGCAAGCAGTTGGGCGATGAGCGTTCAGCGAAAATCATCTTTGGTGACCGAGCCTCATCTGTTCTTGACGCTATCGCTGTAGATAAAATCTCATGAAGCACATAGCCGAACCTGAATGGCTTGGTCGTAAGGATATTGAGAACGGTCAGTGGCTCGTAGAAGATTGCGAGCCACGCCGAGGAATCCCTGCGACTGCAGTCGTTGAACGAATCATGCGTGTTCCGTCTCATGACACTGAACAAGCGAGAGTTATCCGAGCACATGAACTCATGCATGCAAAGGTTTCTCCTGCTGGAGAATGGGGTGAGTGGCAGAATCGTAAGATTGCTACCAAGGAATCTCTAATCGCTTGTGAGGAATTGCGAGTGAACTACCTGTGTAAGAAGGCTGGCTTCAATGTTGAAGAGTACCTGTCTGACGGTGGAGAGACCGCTGACGGTGAGCGACTTGCTTGTACCGAAGATTGGCGTAATGCTGTCTATATGGCAGTCGCTACCGCTGGTACTGCGTCTAGCAAGCCTTTTCTCAACGGTGTGCGCCGACATAATCGCTTGTGGGGCTCTGCATTGTTGGATATCTCAAAGCGAGCACTCAAAGAAATTGACAAGGCGTACAAGACTGGAAAACTTGGCTCAACAAGTGTTCACAAGAACACTGGTCTCGCTCCGTACGGATTCTTCTTCACTGAAAAGATTGCTGAATGGATTGACCGTCTTGCTGGAATGGAGCCACCTTCCGAAAATGAAGAGGAAGTACAAGATTCAGAATCTTCAGAATCAGGAGAGGGTTCAGGCGAAGAGAACGGTGAAAATCACAAGCGTGAACATTCCAACAAAGGAATCTCAAAAGACTCAGAGAAGAAAGTAAAAGAGCGAATCTCCTCTATCACTCCTGACCGCATGGAAGGAGGAATCCCGTATTGGGGCGAGTTGAATATTGAAAATCCACCGAAGCCGATTGTGGCAAAGGGTGGATTGGGAAAGAAGAAGTCCGTCTCTAATGTTGGTCGCTCACCACGCCGATTGCACCGATACATGACTGACCCACAACGCCGAATCTTTGATACGAAACGGCGTGGGCTGGGTGGAGTCATCTGTGTGGACGCTTCAGGTTCAATGGCGATTACTCGTGATGATATTGTGAAGATTCTTGAGGCTTCCCCAGGGGCAACAGTGATTGCATACTCCCAAATGGATTCCGACTGCGAGTACACAAACGCTTGGATTCTTGCCGACAAGGGTCGCATGGTAGACGAGATTCCCCGAATGGGTCAAGGCAACGGCGTGGACTTCCCTGCTCTTGAATGGGCAGTGAAACACCGACAACACTCTTCTGCTCCAGTTATTTGGGTGACTGACGGTGGAGTCTGTGGTCCGAATCAGGGATTCTCTGAGGTCCTTGCGAACCAATGCACTCAATTCTGTATTGAGAAGCGTGTCATTACTGCTGGTACTGTCTCTGAGGCTGTAGAGATTCTGCACCGACTAGATACTGGACAACCTGTCATCCGTAAGTTCCCATACATGCTTCAACATTCTTGGGAGAATCGTAACGGCGTGAAACTCGCCGAGACACAAGTCCGTTAGGTCGCCACCTGCTCACTAAGGTTTGACTCCTTTCCTTGGTGGGCAGGTTGGTACTTGTACCTACTACCTATAACATGGAGTCATCTACTACTAAAGGAGTGTTATGCCTAACTGGGTATCAACCACAGCGAGCGTCACTGGCTCAAAAGAAGAACTACAACGATTCATTAGTGGAATCACTGACAAAGGAATCTTGGAATCCTATGTTCCCTGCCCCACCGAACTGCGTGAAACTGTTTCAGGTTTCTTTGGTGATGAAGCAAAGGCAGAAGAAATCCGCAAAAAGAACGAGGACAATATTGCTAAGTACGGTCATAAGGACTGGTACGACTGGCAGTACGAAGAATGGGGAACCAAGTGGGGCGATTGCGACACTCATCTTGAGCCAATGTCTGAAATGAATAACGGGGCGCACGAAGTCTCTATTACATTCCAAACAGCATGGGGTTCTGCTTCTGAAGGGTTCCGTAAAGTTTCTGCCATGTTCCCTAGTCTTATGTTCACATTTGATTATGACGAAGAAGCAGGATTTTTTGCTGGCATGGAAGTCATGAAAGGTGGCATGACAATCTACGAAGGTACTTACGCCCCCTGTGAATACGGTGAAGAAGTTGATTGGGATGACGATAGTTCTGTCACTAAGTACGAAGAATGGAAGAACGAACAGTCCGATAAAATTTGGGAAGAATTCATGACGAAGTTTCCATTGTCACCTATTACCGATAAGGTGTAGTTATGACAACTTTATTAGAACCATGTATCTACTGTGGCGAGTCCACTGCGATGGGTGACGGCAAGTTCGTGAACCGAATCCCTGCTGATGACGGGTGGGCTTGTGCCGACTGTGCTGGCTACGAGTGCGATGAGTGCCACGAGAACATCTACCTTGACTGCGAAGTTAGGGTGGACTACGAGAAAGATGGAAAGTACCACTACGGCAACTACCACGAAGATTGTTACAACGAAGAAAAGCATGGAAAGAAGGAATACTAATGAAAGTCTCAGAACTTATAAAAGTCCTACAAGAAAACAATAATCCTGATGAAGAGATTCTCGTACTTTGGTGGGAAAAAAATAGTTTTGACTTCCCCGAAGACTACGAGATAAAACTCACAGATGAGGGGTGGCTCAAAGTGGTAAAAGATTTCAACGAATGGGGCAACGCAGGTTCAGATATTGACGAGTGGATTGCGGAAGCAGTGATAGAACACTCAGTTCCTAACGATAATGTCTGAGGTCTGGGGTGTGCGGCGGGGCTACTGCCACTGGTGTAACGAGTTCGTAGATGACGAGCCCATCTGGCAACCAGAGACGCATCCAGATGGCAGGCAAGTTATTATTGCGTGCTGTCTACAATGCGCAGTTGACAAAGGGATTATCAACCTTTAGTACTGACGGTGGTGGAAAGCCTCCGATAAATCTGTACAATACCATCCGACAATGATTACTACTAAGGAGAAGACATGAAAGTCCCTCACATCTGTCCACGCTGTAATGACAACTTCATTCCATGCAATGAGAAACCAGGCGCTTACCCTGGAGCAATCTCCCGTACCGACAATAAAACTGAAATTTGCTCAGAGTGCGGCGAGCACGAGGCAATTCAAGATTTTTACGAAGGCGGATGCGTGGCCCTGTCCCAGTGGCCCGTAAATAAATAGATTTTTTTGCTTTTACGGCAGCGCTTCTGGTTCCAGATTTACGACGGCCGCAGCGAAAATCTAAATTATTTAAAAAATGTACGGTCCCAAACCCGTACAAAAGTTCCAATAAATGCAATGATGCAAGAATTGAACCAACTGATAGAGCCCCCAATGATGGCCGAGTCAGCAAGCAAGATTGTTACAACCCACAAGAGAAAGGCATAGGAGATTGTTGTGAAGATAAAAAATCTAATTCCCGTTTTCACAGCATCAATCATGTATGCCCGCTGCTCTTCTGGATTTAATTCTGGCTCTGGCCAACCATTAAAAGGTTCAGACATTCGTCTTCTTCACAATCTGATGCACGCGCTGGCGGCTAAGGTCGTAAGAATCTGCAATTTCACGAAGCGTAAGGCCATCGCTGCGCATCTGAATAATTTGAGAATTTCTATCGTTGTTAGTTGCAGGTCCTGGCTTAAGTGGACCCCAAGTCCAACCTGGCAATTGCTGCAGCGCTTCGGTTTTTTCGGAAGAAAGTTGACTCTTCTTGTACCGCTGACGCATGTAGCCAACCCAAGCCCCGAGATTAATCTCACGACCGTCCACAATCTCAACATGAACTGCGGGGGTGCGGGTGTGACCAGAACGCTCGGCGAACTGGTTCAATGCTCTGATATAAAGTTTGAATCTGGTGTTGTTATCCATGGCGTCACTATATAACATCCTATTGAATCGTGCGCGAATGGTTGACACCATGTGGCGGCTTTACTATTATTAGCACTTACGGTGGTGGAAAGGAATCCTATGAGTAAGGATAAGAGCAATAACTGGGGGGAATTTATACGCCGCATCAGGCTCCCCTATGAAAATAAAAAAACAGTTGAAGATGTGGTCCAGAAGACTCTGGCGGAAGAGCAAGAAAATTTTCTTTTTATCTCAAATGGCGATGGCATCATAATCAAGGCGATGCATTATCCAGATGGGGCCTTCGGCGACGAAGGTTTCCCAGTCATTTTTAAAACTTCTCAAGAAAATGTTTTGATTGCCGCCTGGCCACAAAGTGTCATTAGAAAACTTTTAGAAGATGTAACAAATTCAAATGAAAAAGAAAATCTGGAAACAGAGTGGGAAAAAGTAATGGAAACGCTGAGTGATGTTTCGGCCGCCAAAATCAAAAAGGGAGAAATAAATGAATATTTCTGAAGACAAAACCTGGAATACCGCTGCGGCTGTAGTTGTAAACATGATGTTCAACATCTACATGTATGAGTACTCGGACAGCAAGTCGGGACTCGCACGCATCCGCGATACCTATAGCGCGATATTTTCAAATTTTTATCAGAAACCAGAAGCCATCGCGGGAGCGGAACTTTCTTTCATAAATCTTGGAGCCATCGCGCTGGCCGCTGCATCAAAAGAATTTAGCGATTTTTATAACGAAGACGCGGCCGTCGCGGTTTTGTGCAAAAAACAGGCGGACTACGGTCCAGAGAATATTGCGAAGTTCGGGCGGGATGGCATCCTGGTACGAATGCACGACAAGATTGCACGCTTAGAGAACCTGACCAAATCTGGACAGAGTCCAAATAACGAATCAATAAAAGACAATTATCTGGATGTCTTAGGGTACGCAGCAGTTGGTGCGCTCTGGGAAAGCGGAGATTTCCTTTTACCACTGACGGTGGTGGAAAGCAATCAAGATTCCCCCTCCCCCGAGGCTGAGCGCTAAACAAAGTACCTTCCGCATAGCGGCTCAAAGCCCCGAGGGCCATCGGGGTGAAAGGAGGAAAGTCCCCTCTGGTACCTACAACATTATCACATCGTTGTAGTTTGCGCGAAAATGCCTCGGTCAGAAAAATTTCAAATTGGTGTTGCATGTGGCGGCTCTTACTGCTACGATGACACCAACAAATCAGAAGGTACCTTCCGCAGTTCTGAAAAACACTTTCCTGAAAAATGGAATTCTTTTTGTGCTGCGCGAAAATAAAATATAATTTCGTAAAGGTTCCCCCGAACCCCCTCCAAAGAAGGGTAATAGTCAGTGAACAATTCATTTGTCTCTAAGACATTGTTTGATGATTTGATTCTCGGTGGTGGAAAGGATTATACTAATACCATGTCTGAACCAGTTAAACGAGGTAGACCAGTCTCAGAGAGAAAACTGTCTCGTTCCAAGAAGGCAATGTCTGTGTCTTCTTCTGAAGTAGAACAACTCTGGGAGTATTGGGTAACAGTTATGCGTGGCGGCTCTAAACGCAAGCCAGTCCTAGATGACGCCCGCCGACAATATCTTGGTTCTGCATTGTACGACTATGGGATGGATGGATGTAGAGACGCTATAGACGGCTGTGCTCTCTCTGAGTTCCATATGGGTCGTAACAAGATGAATAAGAAGTATGACTCGGTAGAATTGATTTTCAGAGACTCCGAACATATTGAGAAGTTCCAAGAGATTCTAGATAAATCTAAAGAAGACAAGGAAGACTGGTGACCAAGCAGGAACTAGAAGACCTAGTCACATCAGCCTACGCGATGTACAACCAGGTCTTAATGGATGTAGACCGCAAAGTCATCTTGAGGGCTTGGTACGAATTACTAGAGGACTTACCCTTTGACGGGTGCAAGAAGGTTTTATTAAACCACGCAGCCATCAGCCAGTACCGCCCCACACCTGGCGACATCCGAAGGGCGTACATTAATACCCATAATAAAGTTGGGGACCCGCCTCCACCTCTCGTAGCATGGGCAACTTTAATTGGGCAAATAAAATTGGCCAATTCTGGTTTGCCAATTGAATTGGGGCTTCACCCTTGCATCGCCAAGGTGGTTGAGTTGCTTGGTGATACTGCCTACCAGTTGCATAACACAACCGACCAGATTAACTTCATCAAGACTTACGAGCAAGTAGTGTCGGAGTTTCAACAACAAAAATTCAAAATTTCGTAAAAAGGACCGCAGGCGTTGTGAATACAGACAATTTCCCATCTTCAACTTCAAACCCAGGGTACGAATCCCTGACCATCAAATCAGACTTCCCATCCAAGGGCTGTTCTACCTGCCGATACTTTGAGTCCTCCGAGTACTCCGACTCTGGTATCTGTCACCGCTATCCCCACCCAGAGTTAGTTAATCCCAACTACTGGTGCGGTGAGTGGGCTTCTCTCCACGGGATGTTCACCAAATGAAGCGTAATCCAGGTCGTCCTCCCAAGAATCCCGAAACTCCTTTCGTAACCCTGACTCTCCGAATCCCCTCCGAACTGAAACTTCTGCTAATGTCTCAGGCAGAGGCGTACGATATGACGCTTACTGAATACCTGACGATGTTGGTGGAACGAGATGGGTCGTAAACCTAGTAAATCAAGACACCCTAAAGCGGTTCATACGATAACCGTTAAAGTCACTGGCTCTCAAAAGAATCTTCTAATAGACGCTTCTCGTGATATGGGTATGTCCCTATCGGAGTTTATGTCGTGGGTGGCCTGGGAGTATTGCCAGAGTCAAAAGGGCATCCCCCCTGCTCCTGCCCCTTATCCCAAGCCAACTCCAGCGGATTACTTAAGAATGTATCTAGAGGGCGAAAGAGTCATTATGCCCTGTGGTAAAGAAGAGTGCGATATGCAGATAGTTACTTTTGGCTCTGCCGACTACTGCAATACCTGTTCCTTTAGAGTGGGCTAGTCTCCCCACATCTGACTAAGGGTAGGTCTTGAGGGTCTTACTCCCCTTCTTCTCTGTTCTGCAGCCAATTGTCTTGAAGTCAATCCTGCCCATACTCCATGCAT